CTGTCAGCAGGTCATGCTGAGAGCCCAGGGCTTTGCTCAGGTTGCTCAGCGTCTCGCCTTCGGTGTTGATGAAGGTCACGCTTTTGAAGGTCTTGAACTGGTCCTTGCCGTTCGCGTCTTTGCCAACCTTAATGCGCTCGCTGGTGTCGATGCGCGCAAGGCCTGCCTGATGCAGGAGCTCCAGCGCGTCCATGCCCAGCTGCTGCGGAATACCGTTGGCCACGTTCTCCGGCGCATCCGGGTTCGCCTTGAAACCGATGGCGCGGACGATGGACTGGCCCAGGCGCTCGGCCAGCACGTTGAATGCCTGGCTGCCGCTGGTGAACTGGTTCAGCTGCTCCGGGCTCAGCAGGCTCAGGTCAACGCCCAGCTGGTCTTCCAGCTCGGTGCTGTCCACCGGTCCGCCGTTGTTCATGTTATCGAGCGCAAACTTCATGGCGGCCAGGCCGATCGCATCGCCCACGAACTGCGGCAGGTCTGCGGTCACGGGGCCACCGTTCTCGCCGGCCGTCATCGGGCTCATGTAGAGTGCAGGTACTGCGCGCCACGGGATCTGATTCGGGTCAGACACCACTTTGCCGTCGGCGGTGAACGTCTTCAGCTTCTCGTTGATGGCGTTCTGATAGAGGTTGTTCAGATCGTTGGTCTGCTTCACCAGCGTGCTCAGCGCGCGGATGTTATCCGGGCTCAGCGTCACGTCCTCTTTCAGGCCCAGCAGGTCACCCACGTCTTTCGGCGAGACGGTCTCGACGTCGAGCAGGGACTGGAGTTTGCGCACCAGCTGCGGGTCTTTGGCCAGCGCGGAGCGGGCTTTAGCAGGCGTGAACCACTCTGCCAGGGCGTTCACCGTACGGGCGTGGTGATCTGCATCCGACTCTTCCGGGATGTCCTGACCTTTCTTGCCTTTTCTGGCAGGCGTTTTGTCGCGCGTCAGCGCCGGCGGCAGGTCTGCGAAGAGTTGCTCAGCACCTGACGGAGTCGCTTCTTCAGCAGCCACAGGTTCACCTGCAACCGGATTATCAGCCACAGGCTCAGGTGATTCAGCAGGGACATTCTGCGGCTCCTCGGCTTGTTCAGTTTGTGGAGTCACAGGTTCGGGTTGAGCAGTTACTGGTTCTGCTGTCTGAATGGAATCGGTTACATTGTCCCGCACTTCCGGGGCAGAGTCCACCGGAGCCGCATCAGACTGCCCAGAAGCCGTTTCCTGAGGCGCAGTTGCTTCAGGCTGGGGTTGGGTTACCTCAGCGGTCTGCGTGGATTCTGGGGCGGATTCCGCGGCCCATTTCTCCTGCAGGTCAGCTTTGGTCACTTCCCCGTTGAACAGGTCCTGCGCTTCCGGGCGCGTCAGCTCACGGTCACCGACATAGAGGCCGGTGCCGGTGGTGCTTTCACGCACGGGTGCGGCAGGCTTCACCTCAGTTTTTGGATTCTGCGTTTTCGCGCTGAACTGTAGCGGCGCCACGTCGATACGCTGGCCGGTCAGCTCCGGGTGGTCAGTCAGGATCTGGTTGTAGGTATTCGACAGCTGGCCTGCCTCAGCGTGGATCTGCTGGATGAGGTTGTCCGAGTTGCCGGCGGCGTACATCGGTGTGGCAGTTCTGCCTTCCGTCACCAGCGAGCGGTACGGCTTACCGTCTGCTTTTCTCACCTCAACCGGCTGCTTGCGATCGGAGCTCTGCCACTGCTGCATCGCGCTGTCAAAGTCCGCCGCCTTGTCACGCATGTGACCGGTGAATTTTGCCAGGCCATCCAGCGCCTTCTGCGCGCCAGCGGTATCGTTGGCTGCCAGGTTTGCGTAGATGTCACGGACGTGGCTGCGCAGGCTCTTGAACTGTGCGTCGCCGCCCTCGGTGACGTCTTTGCTCACCAGGTCCATGCCTTTCACCTGAGCCAGTTGCGCCTGCTTCTGCCCGCCCTGAATGGTGGCTACCTGCTGCGGCGTCAGTCCCAGCGCCTGGGCATTCTTGATCACCTTCTGATACAGCGGCTCCGGTACCGACTCGGGTGCGACGACAGCCGCCTGCTGAACAGCGCGCGCCGCTGCTGCAATTTTTGGCGTCACCTGGTCAACGATGTCCGGGATAACCGCGTCGTTCTTCACGATCTCCTGAATCTTCGGCAGGTTCTCCTGAACGTAGGCGGCGATCTGCGCGGCAGCATCGGAGTGAATGGCTTTATGTAGCGCAGATGCGCGCGCCTGAAGCTGCTCATCATCCGGGTTTTCCGTGAGCTGCTCGTTGGCCTGGTTCAGCTCTGCATTCATGCTATTAAGCGTCATCGCCGCGTTGATGCCGAGCTGAAGCTGGTCTTCATGCGGCAGCGCATCAATGCCGTCGCTGGTCATCAGGTTATAGAGGCGGCTGAAGTGTGCCACGCGTTCCGGGCCGGCAGGTACTGCCTGCTGCGGTACCGGTTGCTGTGCGGCGATCGCTTCTTCCTCCGGGAGGGGAGCGGGTTGGGCAGTGGTGTCTGACACAGCCTGCTCATCCGTAGCCGCCTGCGGCTGCGCCGCGGCGTACTCCTGAGCGGCTGTGTCCAGGGAGGAGGATTGTTTCTGGGCGTTCACGTCCGCCTGGTCTTCCGGGTTCAGCGCGGTGCGCTCGTCAGCTTTAGCTTTGACAGCGTCAGCGGCTTTGTTCAGCCCCTGCTTCGCCAGGCCTGCTGCCTGTCGGGTCAGATCGGCAGCCTGCTTACCGGCAGCAACCGTTACGCCTGCCGCCGCACTCGGTGCCTGAGCGGCCGTTGTCAGGCCCAGCGCACCAATCGCGCCCATGCCTGCCTGCTCACCGACGCCATCGGTCAGGGACTGCGTTTCGTCTGCGTGGTCACGTACGCCAATGTTCTGCGCCAGCTGGCCGGAACCAGACTGCAACCCTTCTTCCAGCGTTTCTTTACCGGCACTCGCCAGCGCATGCGTGAGGCGTGCTGCACCCGTGGCACCGCCGCCGGAGAGCGGGGAGAGCTCGAACTTCGCTGCAATGCGGCCGGTCAGGGCAGCAGCAGGTGCCTGAATCAGGGTTGCTTCGCCGGCGGCGCGCTGAGCGACGACAGCCTGCGCATCCTCAGGCGAGTAGCCCTGGCTGATGAGATCGCGGTACTCCTGCGAGTTCTTCTGCAGGTCTTCTGGCTTCTGTGACATCACCTGCTCAAAGGTCTGCTGGCCGGCGCCCGTGCCCTCGGTAATACCGATGTTGGCCATCAGGTTGCGGGTACCGTATTTCTCCACCGCTTCTTTGCCGGCGTCAGTTTTAAGCGCAGCCTTAATTGCTTCACGGCTCATACCAGAGGCCGCCATCTCACCGGAGACGCGCGCGGTTGCTGCCGCTTTACTGAGCGGACCCAGCGCCAGAGACGGGAGCTGCTCGGCCACGAAGTTACCGGCATAGGTCGGATCGGAGAGAACGTCGGTACCGCCCTGCAGGATGCCCCGGCCAAACTGCGCCAGGCTGGCGGCATATTTGTTTTCGCCAGCTGCCACGTCCGCGGCATACTGCGCCTGGTTGTCTGCCTGATGCTGCTGCATCACGAGGCCCATGCGGTTGTCCACCATCTGGGACTTCTGGCTCATCTGGGACTCCAGGCGGGAATTCAGCCGGTCGAGCAGGGAGTTGTAGCCAGCGGCGTGCTGCGCAATCTCCTTCTCCTGCTCTTTGTAGAAGTCCTTCTGCTCGTCGCTACCGAACTGCTGGCCAAGGCGAGCCAGTCCACTGCCGGCAGCCAGGACGCCACCATACAGTCCACCCGCGAGGCCCACAGCGCCTTTCTCGACAGACGTGCCGAAATCCCCGAGGATTTCCCCGGTGTCGCGCTGCATCGCATCGACGCGCTGGCTCTGGCGCTGGCCCATTTTGAAGTCGAGCTGGTCAACGATCCCTTTTTCCCCGTATTTATCCTTGATGGAATAGGGGTCAAGCGTGCTGAGGTCGTTGATGTAGGCTTTCTGCTGTGCAGCAGCAGGATCCATCTCTGCCTGTTTGGCAGCAGACGCCTGCGCCACTTCTGCTTTTTTGGTGTCGCTCACGGATGGCCCGGCCAGGGGCAGCCCGTAATTTGATAAAGAATCCATTTGCTGATCCTCAGACATAACAAGGGGGAGTGTGTTACTCCCCCATGATAAGTGATGTCAGATCAGCGAACTACCATTACCGCTGCATTGATTGGCCCAGGTTAGTCCACCCCTGTGTATACGCTGAGGTTGGTACTGCCGGCAGACGGTTATTGGCACTGGCTTCTGCCGTGTTCGCCGTCGGCGTGAGCTGGCGTGTCAGCTGCTGTTTCAGCGTGGCATACTCCTGCGTCAGCGCCTGACCGGGTGCTTCCAGCATCTTGAAGCTCGTGTCATCCGCTTTACCCTGGCCGCTGGTGGCGTACTGCTGGATTTTCTGCACGCCTTCTTTCAGCGTGTCTTTGTCCAGCTTGACGCCTTCGCGGCCAAAGCCCCACATACGGAATGCCGAGGACTGCAGGGCGTTCTGCGCAACCGATGCCACGGTGGCATAGTCCGCGCCGGTCTCCTTGACCGTTTTGTTGATCATGTCCGCAAGACCACCCCTGTCCTCATAGTTGGTGTTCTTCATGATCGCGTCGATAACGTCCGTCTGGCTCAGACCGCTGAACTTCGCCGAGCCGTGCAGCGCCTGGTATTCAGGCTTACTGAGCTCGAAGTTGTTTTTGGCCAGCGTCAGCGTGTCGTCCAGGCGCTGTTTCGCCGTATCCACCGGCGCAGTGTACAGCTGCAGGGACTGCTTCTGCGCATCCGTCAGCGAGTTCACCGCGCTGCTTCCGACACCGGCGCCCTTCAGATAAGCGGCCTGGTCGCCCGGGCTCATTGCCATAAACTTCGGATCGTTCATGAGCTTTTTCTGCAGGTCGTTGTCCGACATGTTCGGTGCGTTGGTGTGCCCGAACGAGATACCCGCGGTGTAGGCATCCGAATGGTCATCCTTGGCGTCCTGGGCTTCCTTATAGTCCTGCGCATGCTTCGCCAGCGCCAGGCGATCGCGTTCAACACCGACTCCTGCCATCTGCGCGGCGTAGCTCAGGCTCTGCCCGCGCTGCGTCGTTGCATCCTGACGGGTGTTGTCCATCGCCGGGTTCACAGCGGCCAGGATACGGCCTGCTGCTGCGCCCAGATTCGTGTTGGCCAGCGCCGCGTTGTAGCCCGCCACGTTGGTGTTGGCCAGGCCCATAAGGCGAGCCAGGTCACCCTGATGCGCCTGGAAGTCCGTGTCCTCGTTCAGCTTGAGCTGGTTCTCGCTGTCGGTCTGAATCTGCCCACGGCGCGCCATCAGCGCATCGTTCAGCGTCTTATAGTCGATCGCCCCGCCGAACTGCTGGCGCAGCGCATCTGCATTAAACGCACCGGAGGCAACGTGCTTATCCAGGTCGTCGATGCTGTTGATGTTGGCCAGTGAGTTAATCAGCGCGCCCGTGTTCTGGGCCTTCTGGTTCTCGAAGTTGGCGATCGAATCATCGCGGTACTGTTTGGCGGTGTTCTGCAGCGCATTGAACCCGTTGTTCACCGACTGCAGCGCATCGCTGATGGAAGGCGCCCCGTAACCCGTACGGGGGCCGTCCACGTTTTGCCACGTTAGAACGGCCATAATTTATCCTCAGGTGCTCAGCTTGTGGGACGCCAGGTAGGACTGTACGTCCGCCTCTTTGCCGTCATAGTTCGACGTGCGGCCGCGGATCTTGTCTTCCAGGCTCGTGTTATAGGACTGCACCGAGTTCGCCAGGTTGGTCTTGTAAGCCTGCTGCTGGGCAGCCAGCTGGTCTTTGGCCAGGCCATAGCTCTGGAAACCCAGATACATGTTAGCCAGCCCCTGCAGCGCGCCGAGACCGCCGGAGAGCAGGCCAGTGCTCTGCGAACCGTCTGCGCTCTTGCCGCCAAAAAGCGAACTCAGGCTGCTCAGGTCAAAGCCCGAACCAGTGCCGGTAGTGCCGGTGCCGCTAATAACAGACTGGCCTGTGCTGCCAAAGATGCCGTTGCTGATGCCGGAGGAGAGACTGTTACCCCCGACACCGTAATTGGCAAAACCGTAATCGTCACCCATGAGTGTGTTCCTCGTTTAGCTCAGCAAATAACTGTCAATATTCAACGCACTGTCCACGTAGGAGTTTACCTGGCCGGTCACCATGGCAATAGCGTTAGTTGGCGAAGTTGTCCGGTTGATAAAGGACTCCGACGACTCGAAGATGGAGAAGAAGCTGCTCTGCAGCGCCATCAGGTCGATGTCATAGTTCGCGGTGTTCAGCGTCTTCATGGCGTCATTGATGGCGTCCATCTGGTCGTTGTAGCTGTTGGTGGCGCTGGTGATCTGCGCCGCCACATCCTTCACCGCATACTGCATGCTGGTCTGGTACCCGCTCAGCGTCGTGTTCATCGCGGCCATGTAGGTCTGGCTGCTGGCGAGCGACGTCGAGGCGGAGAACTCCCCGGTGGCGGCATAGTTGCTGCCGACCGCATAGGCACCGTAGGCCAGCAGCGCGACGGAGAAGATGGCAAACAGGTCAGGGGAGACGTAGTGCGCCACAATCTTCATCGCCATGCTCACCGCAACGCCGACCGCCCCCGGCGTCAGGATGCCCGCTATCGGGGCGCCTGTCGCGGTGGCGCCGGCTGCGGCAGCAGCCGAAGCGACAGCGGCGGCAGGCGCAGACAACGTACCCCAGGAGAGCACCGTTATCACGATGGCTATCACAATCACCACCAGCTTAAAGATGCCGGTCTGATACCACTTCTGCTTCACCGTCTTGTAGCTGTTGAAGGTGATGTGCATGCAGTCGTAGCAGGTCTGCGTGATGTCCACGATCCCCATTGCCTCAAACACCTGGCGGTTCAGCGGCACGATGAAGTTGGAGTCCCCGTCGTCATCCCCGTTGACGCCGGAGCTGGCGCTGGTGGTCACCGACTTACCGTTATAGACCTTGTTGTCGTGCTGCGCGCCGATGATTTCCAGCACCTCGCACTGGGTCGCGCTCACCTGCTTTTTGATGATCATGGGTGTCGCCTGCACCGTGTACTGCTCGATGGTGTCGGCCTTGTCGGAATAGATGGTGTACTCCACGTCGTCCTTCTGGCAGGTCACTGTCACCGTTCCCACGTTGCCGATCACCTCATTGGTCGTGGTCAGGTTGATGTACTGCCAGGAGATTTTGACGTTGTACCAGTATTCCTTTGAATAGCGGATCTGCACCGAGTTGGTACCCGGCTGCGCGATGGAATAGGTGCTGTACTCGCTCTGGGCGGCGGCTTTGGTCTGCGAGTAGGCCTTATAGCCGGTGTACCAGTTTTCCCAGTCCAGCTTGGAATACTTCTGGTGGCCCATGAGGTACCTGAAAAACTGGAACAGGTACTCGCGCGACTCGTTGATCTGCGTGTTCAGCGCGATGCCGAAGTGCACGAACGCGAAGTCGATGTCCCCGATGCTGCCGTTACTGTTGATGGCGTCTGCCAGCTCGGTCATTTTGAGGCCGGCTTTGGTCAGCAGCTTCTTCGCCGTTTTGTACTGGTCGGTGTCCTGGTACTTCGCCGCCGTCATGTCCTTGTTGTCGTCGCGCATCACCACCCACGGGTAGTAGGGACTGCTGAGGTCAGCAGTGGCCTCCAGCGCATCGAGCGCCGGGTACGTCCCGAGACCCAGCTGGTAGATGAAATACTCCATGCGCCCGGTCACGCCCACGGTGGTGGTGGTGACGATCGTCGTGGTGGTCTTCGCCTCATCCACCGAGGTGGTTTTGGTCACCTGGGTCGTGGTGGTTTCCCCGGCGTTGGTCACGCTGGTGGAGGTGGAGGTGCTGCCGTCCTCGTCACCGTCCTGATACGCGCGGGTTTCCGTGGTGCTGGTCACCGTCGGGTTGGCCACGCCGCGGTAGGGCACGTACAGGTAGTTCTTCAGGTTGTCGATGGTGACGTCGAAGGTGAACGTGACCACGGAACCAGAGGGCGGCGTAATGGTGACGCGCACTTCCCCGGTGGAGGTGATGTCGCTGTCTACCGTGTTGCCCGTTGCCGGTACGCCAGAGGGTGGGTTAGCGAACGTGCTGGTGGACTCGTCGTAACCGTAGTGGTCGGCCAGGTACTGATATACCCAAAAGGAATAGTCAGGCGAACCGATATATGTTTCAGAGATAATGACGGTCTTGCCGGCGATCGCCTCAATGGTGGGCTTGACGTCATCCACCGCCACGTCACCGGTGACGACCGTCGAGGTCGGCAGCCCCAGGCTGTAGTGATCGCGCCCGTATTTATAGGCGTTCTTCAGCTTCATGCCCTGACCGTTCAGGTAGGAGCCCGTGATGTCACTGGCCAGTGAGCCGGTCTGGCTCGCCAGAATGGAGTTGGTGATCACCGACTGCAGGTAGTTGGTTTCCGTGTCCTGGCTCAGGTTATAGGAGACCGACGAGACGTAGGTTTTTTTCTTCTTGCTGAATAGTCCCATAGTAAAAAGGGCGCCGTAGCGCCCTTCCTCCGTTAGCGGTTTATCAGGCCACACCGGCCTTACTGAAGAGGTTCTGCATCACCGTGTTGATGTAGCTGGTGTCGATGTTGGTCGGCACCTCCACGCCATCGTCCACGGTTTTACGGGTCACCCAGGTATCCATCAGGATCTTGGCCGCCTTCTGCTCTGCATCACGCAGGAAGGCGTTGGTCTGCCCGGTCTGCAGCGCTTTCTGCGAGGCCACGATGCCGGAGATAGCGGTACCGTCAGTGCGGGTGTCCAGGGTCTGGCCGCGTTCGGTCTCGATTTTCTCCTTCATCAGCGCGGCCTGCTGCGTGTTCAGGGCAATCTGGCTGTTGGCCGAGCTCACCTGCGAGTTGGCCACCTGAACCTGCGCATCCACCAGCGTGACGTCGTGAGAGACCTTGCTGGTCTGTGCATCCACCTGGGCTTTCTGGCTCGTGAGCAGCGCGGCTTCCAGCGGCGTCTTCGTGGTGACATCGGTTGTCTGCGCTTTTGTCAGTGCGATCTGCGCATTTGCCTGGTCTACCTGTGCCACGACGAGAGGGAGCTGGGCCTGTTTCAGCTGCAGGTCAACCTTGCTGATTTCCAGCTGCTCCTTCTGGATGTCCAGCTGAACCAGCTGAATGCTCTGCTCGGTCTGCTTCAGGATCAGGTCCTGAGCCGCCAGCGCGGTCTGGGCCTGTGTGGCTTCGATCTGCGCGGCGGTGGCCAGCACCTGGGCATACGCCTGGTCACGGGCCGTCAGGTACTGAATGGCGTTCGCCATCGAGGCCTGCACGCCACCCAGATAGACCGTGGCGTAGTCGCTGCCGCTGATACGCCCTTTCTCCAGCTGCGTCGTCAGGTGCGCGGAGAAGGCAGTCATCAGCTCGTCAAAGAGACCGGCACCGCCGACCGTTTTATCGGTCAGCGCAGCGTTGGTCAGGGGCTGCACGCTGGCAATCAGCTGGTCTACCGGAATGGCAGTGCTCATGGCCCGTTACTCCTGAACTGCCGACGCGGTACCGCGCGCCATTGCCTGGCGCTGAGCCAGCTCTTTGAGCTCTTGCTCTGACAGCGGCTCCAGCTCGTCGATAGCGAACTCGCGGATCTGCACCGGCTCATGGGTGTCAAAGCTCTTGCCACCGCCTTCAGTGCGCTTCTTGCGCATCACGGTGCATTTGCGGCGCTTCAGCTCATCAACAATGATGGCAGGCAGGTGCCAGCCTTCATCCGTGACTTCACCGAACGGGACGAAGTGCTTCACCACGCCAATGGCGCTGTTGGAGATCGCAATGATTTCACCAGGCACGTCCTGCTTCGCCGGGTTCATGCAGGTGATGCGTACGCGCACCAGACGGGTGGCGTCTTTGCGCATCTGACGGTGACGCTGCGCTTTGGTCAGAACAGGGGCTTCGACGTTCACTGACTCGCCGGCCAGCGGTTCTTCAGCAGGCTCTGCGCTGGCCATCTTTTCGTTGATGCGCGCGCGCAGCGTGTCGATGCCGATGTTCGGGGAATAGGTGATACCCAGGGTATCGGCTTTGCGTTTCAGGGATTCTAATTCCTGGCTCATGGTAGTCATCCTTTTAGGCTGGGTGGCGCCAGCGTTACTGCGATAAAAAAGGTGGGGATTGCTCCCCACCGTGTTCAGTTACTCATCAGACCGGAGCGACGGTTTTGACCAGGGCGATCCACTCGGGACGCTTGATCAGGGTACCGTAGTACCACTTGATGGACATCAGACCGGTCTCACCGTACGGGTCCTGCACGGTCACCATGTCTTTACCCGGCATTTTGGTCTGGATGTTGAATTTCACAGACTTGCCGTCGGTCTGGAAGCCGATCGTGGTGAACGACTCAGACGCCACTGCCAGCATCGGGTAGACGTCGTACTTGTCGCCGGTTTCGCGGTAGCCCAGGTTCGCGTCGGTGGCTGTTGCACCCACGCCTGCCCAGTGATACATCTCCGGTACCAGCACGATACGGAAGCGGTCGATGGTACCGATCTCACCGTTCAGCAGCGTGCCGGCGTCGGCATACTGGTTGACCGGGATGAACGCCGGGTCACCGAAGCTGTCCTTCATCTTACGCAGCAGCGGAACCAGCTCAGAGCCGATATACAGCACGCGCGCAGAGTTGATGGTCTTGGTGTCCACCATGCGTGAACCCGCGATGATCTTGGTGTGCTTCGGCGCACGGTTGTCATCCAGGGTCAGCGACAGACGCATCAGGTCGTCGTAGCTCACCGCAGAGACCGCGGTACCTTCACCGGTGATGGTGGCGTTGCTGGTGGCTTCACCGCCGTAAACGATAACGCCCGCGCCGTTCAGCAGGGCACACTGCAGGATCGCTTCGGTCATCTGGCCGGCGCCGTTCACCATCTCGCGTGAGTAGTGACCGAACAGCTCGTCGTCGGTATCGAAGTCCAGGGACTCCTGCGTGAACTCAGTGAAGAAGCCCATTTTGTGGATGGTGCCTTCACGGGTGATACGGGTGAAGCCCACGCGGTTCACACGGCCACCGTTCTCGGTCAGGGTCGGCAGCTTGCCGGTCATGTTACCGATGTCTTTGCTCGAGCCCCACAGGTTGCCGTTGGAGATCGTCGCACCTGACGCGTCGATACCCTGGTCGTTGACGTTGCGGTCGTCGAGCAGCGGAACATACTGGTAAACCTTGATGGTTTTACCCATGTTCTTCGGCATGTCCACCACGTCAGCGAGCGGGGTGAAATACTGCTCTTTCACCGCGTCGATGATGGCTTTTTTGTACCAGTAGTCGGTGCGGATCTGCGGGCCAACACTGGAAGCGGTACCGTTAACCGGATCTTTGTACTGAATGGTCATATGTCACCTGTTTCGCTGTTAAATGGAGTCAGACATTCTGAGGAATTCCTCATCCGACATGGCGAGCGGGTTGAACTCCTGCTTCACCGGTCGGGCACTGGTTCTGGTGGTTGCAGCGGCGCGGGCTTTGGCCGAGCGTTCTGCATCCGGCTGTGCAGCGGGCGTCTTGACACGGGTAGCGACAGGTTGTGGCTGGGCAGGAGCGGCAGTGGTCGCAGTAGCGGCTGCTTGCAGTAAACCCTTGGCCTGTAACTCATCGCCTACCAGCTTGAATGCGTCCAGCGCTGACAGGTTTTTCAGGTCACCAAGTACCTTCCGACGGTCAACCTCAGTGGCGATCTGGTCATAAATACCGTTGGCCATGAGTTTATTGATGTCGGCGATAACTTGAGGATTCTCCGCGAGTATCCGCTTACTGTTGTCATCCCATGATGTGACGGTCTGGATGGTTCGCTGACCGGTCGGCGAGGCCTGTACCTCGTCGAGTACCGAATCAAGCTCCACCTCTTTGTCACTCACGGCATGACTGCCAGGTGCATACTGGGGGGCGTTCTCTAAGTCGAGCGACAGCGGGTCGATCTTGCTGTCTTTCAGCAGTTGCTGGATGGCGGCAGGGTCTTTCTTGCTTATATCAATAAGGAATGAAAGTTTCTGCTCATCTAACAACTGGTTATTATCGAGCATTTTAAGAATTTTCATAGAAGGCTTCAAGCCTTCCATCTTCTTATTGTAATTCGCGCCCATCTGCATGAGGCGAATGGCCTCATCCGTGGACTTTACCTGGATGTCCCGGCCGTTGGCCTTGAAGGGCGCCATAATGCGCTCATACTCGGCCTTGTGGTCAACGGCAGGGGCGTCAGCAGGCTTATCTGCAGCATCCGGTACGTCTTTCGCCGGCTCAGCTGCAGGCGCTTGCGCTTTGTCATCACCCTGACCCTCAGCCGCGGGCACTGAACCAGGTACAACCGGCTTCTCTTCTTCTTCCACCGGCGCCGGGGTGTCCTGCTCAGCAGGATCGGTCACCTCAGCGGCAGGCTCAGCAGCCTCTGCCGGGGTATCGTCCTGCGGCGCGGGCGCCGGTTCAGCAGCCGGCTCATGCGCGGCGTTGAGGAAGTCCTCATCGGAGAGGGAGAGCGGGTTCACTTCACGATCGTCGCTCATGCCTGGGCCTCCGCTTCTTCCTCACGCAGGGTTTCCAGCAGCTCCTGGTTTTCCTCGAGCTCTTTCTGCGCGGTCTCGGCTTCTTTACGCTGGCGGCGCAGCCAGGCACCGAACAGGCCGACCGTGATGATCTGCGCATCGAGTGCGCCCTGGTCATCGGCGGTGTACATGGCCGGATCTGCCTTCAGGTGAACCAGGCGCACGGCCTCGTCACGCAGATAGCCGTCGAGAATGACCTTCTGGAAGTCGCGGTTCTTCATCAGGCGGTCGAGTGCTTCACCGAACTTTACGCCCTGACGGGCGTGTTCGATGTTAAGTTCAACCTGCTGTGTGTTACTCATCGTGTGTCCTCAGTGAGTGTCAGGGTGACATCGCTTTGCTTAGGGTGTTAAACCCGATGGCCTGCTGGATGTGGTTCATGTCAGGGCCGGTCGGGGCGGCTCCTTCACCTTTGCCGGGGCCAGCCGGTTTCCGGTTCAGAATGCCTTTGGTCACTTCCAGGTTCTGGTTGGCTTCGGCCTGGGCCGACTGCTTCTCCATCTCTCTGGCGTGTTTGGTACCTGTTTCCTGCTCCACGTAGTCCAGGGTCTTCTGGTCTGCCGCATTGCCGGTATCCCGCGCGCGGGCGTAGTAATACTGTTCCTGCGCCTTGTCGGTGGCGATCTTCTGCTGCACCTGCACCAGTTCGAGCTGAGCCTTCTGTAGCTCGAGCTGCTGCATCTGCTGCTGCACCGGGTCAGGCTGTGGCTTAAAGGTCTGAATCTTATGGGCCAATGCCGGCATATTACGCAGCCTGGCAATATCCGCAAGAATCATTTGAGAAAAATCTGATGGCATGGCGCTTGCCATGGTCTGTAGCATGAAGGCAAGCTGCTCACTTTTCGCGTTGTCTTCTTCGGCCGTAGTAATAGCCACCTCGAGGTCGAAGTTGCCCTGCAGATCGTCACGACGCACCGGCACGAACTCGTCGTTGGTCAGGCGGACCTGCTCCTCCTCGCTCATGAACTCGCCGTTCATCATCACAATCTTCTGGCCAATCTCGGCCATACCCTTCGCCAGGCGGCGCAGGATAGCGGTCTCACGCTTGCTTGCCGCGTCCAGCACGCCACGGGTACCGGCCGCCGTCGGACCGTAAGAGTCACCAGACAGGCCGCCTGAGAAGGCTTTGACGCCGGTCAGGGATTCGGCTTCCTGGTTCATCAGCTGCACCATGGTCAGCGCGCTGTTGGGGATCTCCGGGTAGACGTGCTCGACGATGCCCTGGCGCGGGTCTACGGTCATGTTGAACTCGTAGTCTTCCCCGTTATCAAACTTGCGCTTGTTCACCACGTCCAGCATGTCTTTGCGCATGCCTTTCTGACCGTTGGCCGAGCGGGCCATGATGTCGATCATGCCGCGTGTCACCGCGCCCGCGATGCGCTGGTTATCTTCCAGCAGGGAACCATCCGGCTCACCGTAGACCGAGCGCTTCACCGGCAGGTAGGGGACGACCACGAAGGGGATCTTGCCGTCAGGGAACGGGTTCTCTTCCAGGCGGATCATAATGTCGCCGACCCAGGTAGACACAATCGGCACCAGCACGCCGTCGCCTTTAATGTCGTACCAGCCCCAGTATTCGTAGGCCACGATGCGCTTGCGCGCTTTATCTTTGAAGGTGAAGTCGTCAGGGGTGGTGGTAACGTGGTCCGGTTCGGCGAGGATGCTGCGCCCCTCGAAATTCACCGTATCCAGGTTCTTGTAACGCCCGTCTGCTTTGAGCTCCGCATAGGAGGTCTCGAAGCTGTAGATGACAAAACGTGCATCCTCAAAAACACCCTGGCAGGAGGGGTCAATGTAGACGTTGGCGGTGTTGACGATTTCGATCACCGGCTCGTTGCGGGTGACTTTCTCCTGCTTCGTTTCCTGGGTACCGGTCTGCACCGCCTGCAGGGGCATATTCTGCTCGAGGGTGTAGTTCACCGATTCCTGCATCTCCTCCGGCAGCTGGGCAAACTGCGCCGGGTTTTCCTGCTTGAGCTGCATCGCCTGCTGAAGCTGGGCAAGCCAGTTCGGATCGGAGACTGGATAGTAGGCGTAGACCGGGGCATCCACCATTTCAATGACGGATTCCCGCGCCCAGCTGACGCGCACGATAACTGTGCCCTCATCCACGGCGGTACGCACGTACTCGTCGATGAAGCGGACCTTGTTGACCTTGGTGCGGAACTGCCAGTTAAGCACGAGCTGGTTCTGCTGCGCCGCCGCCGTATCTTCCCAGGAAACGGGCCTGACGGTGAACAGCTGCTGGGCAGAGAGGAACGGCTCGGTCAGCGCGGAGTAGCGCCACTCGGCCTGTTTGCGGATGAGCTTCGGCTGCACCTGCGAGCGGCCCTTGCGGGGCTTCGGTTTGGCGTCACCGTCGATGTTCAGGTTGTTCAGCCAGTTGGTGATCTTCCCGACCTGCACCTTCTGCGACGTGGAGGCCGCATTCAGCGTTTCCTTCATGTCCTTCACGGTCGGCTCATTCGCCCAGTCACTCAGCCGCTGGTAGCGGCCAGAGAACTCGGTCTGCTTCTCTGTTTCAGCCATAATGCGATCCCATATTAGATAAAGTCGGGGTAGTCCTGCTTAATGAGTCAATAAGACTATTCTGATATTGCATCCCTTCCTGGATCGCGTAAGTATCTCACATGCCAGAACTAAGTCTATTAGAGAACCAGGAAAGGAAGGTGAGTCATGTATAGCCCCGCCCAGGTATCGGATGTAAACGTGGCCCTGGCTGTTGCCGGTGCCACCGCTACGCCCGTGACCCTAATGGCGTTCTTTCACAACATCCCGCCGGATGTTCTGATCGGCGCGTTCGCCGGCGCAGTGATGTTCCTGCTGAGCTCGGCACCCATGAGTCGTATCCGGCTGTTCGGGTATTTCTGCATCTCCATCGTGGCGGGTATCCTCGCTGCGGAGGCGGTGGCCAAAATACTCACGGCCGTCTTGTCACTGTTCATGCTGCAGGTCGAGGTCAGCCCCTCTGTGGGCGCGCTGTTCGCCGCGGCGTCTGCCATCAACGTCATACTCGTCGTGAAGAACCGCGCCGTCAGCAAGGTGTCAGGCGAGCCCGGAGACACACCATGATCTCAAGCTACCTGAGCCTCGCCATCTGCCTGTTCATCTGCACCAAGCTCATGTTTTTCATGAACGTCCCACGGGTTCACGCGCCGATGCTCTACAACATCTGCGCGCTGATGGTCACCATCTACGCCGGCAGCCGCTCGATCTTCTATCTCTCCGCGCTCAATCGCCCCACCGGGAACGCTGAATTATTTTTTAACACTCTGCTGCTGGGCCTGGTGCTGCTGCTGTCGGTGCGCCTGCACCGCCAGTTCCGCGATCGGTGGCACCGACAATAATTTTCATTTTTAGGAAAATTCCCATATCCTTTAGCCCTGCCTTGACAGGGCTTTTTTTATTGCTATGGGGATGCGGCTGATGAAAGTGAGTGCGCGCGGTTTTAACGGGATTAAAGAGTTTGAGGGCTTCGAGCCGGGTGCCTACCCGGATCTGGCCAGTCAGCTCGGCCAGGCGCTGAAGGCGAAGGGGCTGCTGATGCGCCAGTACCGCCAGCTCGCCGGCTGGGAAAAACTCGACGGGAAGCCCTGGTCTATCGGCTACGGCTGGACCGGGCTGGTGTTTGGTAAGCCGATCGTGCCTGGCATGATCATCAACCAGCAACAGGCGAGTGACCTGCTGGCGGAGAGGCTACCGTGGTATGAGGACGGCGTGAGCCAGATGCTGAAAGTGAAGGTCACCCAGGGTCAGTTCGACGCGCTGGTGAGCTTTGCCTGGAACTTCGGCGTCAACCGCCTGAAGCAGTCCCGCCTGATGCTGTACGTGAACGCCGGCGCCTTTGGTGCCGCGGCTGGACAGTTCCCGCTGTGGGTGAAGTCGGCTGGGGTCACTGAGCCGGGCCTGGTGCGCCGTCGCAAGATGGAGCAGGGCTGGTTTGTCGGGGAGGACGCATGAGCGCCGTCTTCAGTGCGATCGTCACCTTCTTCCTGAATTTCTTCCTGAACCGCAAAAAGGAAGAGAAGCAGGTCATTGTCGAAACCGCTAACGAGGCGAGCCGGGTATCGGCCGACGTCTCCCGTAAAACGGATGAGGAGCTGCATGCGCAAATCACCCAGGTGGAAGCCAGCATTGCTGAGCGTACTGCTGAGCTTGACCATGCTGACGGGCTGCACGCCCAAAACCGTATCGCTGCCGACGCAGTCGATAGTGCCAACGATCCAGTGTAAGGAAGACGAGCCTGATGCAACTCTCCTCCCTTACCCTGGCGTTGAAGACACTCGTGACCCGGACTTACTCCTGGTTCACATCCACGCCCTCAACGCCTGGGCTATCGACACCAGCGGCAAGTTCCGCGCCGAGCGAGTCCTCAGAGCCGGCACCCGTAACTGTATCCACAATCTCCGCACCCGCGGTCTTATCAACTGACACAGGAGCTTCACCCATGACCTTTTCACTGTCTGCTATTGCCTCTGCTTTATCTGTCGCTGCCAGCGTTGTACAGTCCTCTGAGGTTATCTTCAAAGCTGGTGCTGAGCTGATCCAGGTTGCTGAAGACGCCTATACCCACGCCACCGGCACCGGTGCGACCAAAAAGGCAGCCGTGCTGGCCGCGCTGAAGGCGTTTGCCGAAGACATCGGCCAGAACTGGGACGAGCTGAAGGATGAAGTGTCGAGCTGGATCGACATGGTGGTACAGAGCTGGAACAAGCTGAAAGCGCTGTCTGCCGGTACTGCCGTAGTTGACACAACGACTGAGGCTGGTACTGTAGCGGCCGCGTAACGGCAAAGACCGTTACTGCTGGTTGGTAACCCTTAAATGATTTGGCGCCCCGAAGGGCGCCATTTTTTTTTTTTATGCTTCAGTCGCTGTTGCGGCGTCCGCCTCATCGGTGACGGCCTGGATAACGGTACCGTCATCCTGCACCACACCCGGGAGGGTTTCCAGCCACGCCTGCAGCTGCGGCTCTGCCTGGTCGCTCGGGTTACCTGTGCCCGAGTAGGCGAACATGCGGGAGATGGTCTGGCCCGACGACACGCCGTTCATCGAGATGGTGTACTCCGCCGTCACCATGTTGTTATCAAACGAGGTGATGCGCGAGAACGTGTAGGTCAGCTCCACCACGGTGGCGTCGCCGTCGATGGTGATCCCCGTCTCGTAGGTCACTTTTGGGGTCAGCTGTTTCTTGATCACAAAGCTCATATCATTGTTCCTTATTTAGCCACTGTTCCATCGACCACGTAAAACCAGCTGTAGCCGTTGGAGTAGACCGGCTGCAGCGCCGGGGTTTTAGTCGAGTCGGTCACGAGCACCATGGTGAACACGCCGTCGTTGACGTTCGGCAGGTTTGCCAGGGTGAAGTAGGGCAGGGTCTGCGCGTACGATCGCGTCGTGGTGCGAATGTAGCGCTGGTTCCCGTTCACCAGGAAGCTGATGTATTCGTTCGCCACGTTGGCGCCGTACATCAGCAGATCGCCGGTGTCCATGTTCATGGCAAGACCAGCACCCTGACCCACGCCTTTGTTCACGTTCCAGATGGACAGCGCAGTCTTCACGTTGGCCACCGCCGCCATATCCGTGTCGGAGATGGATGCCAGGCTCGGGGTGATATAGAACGGGACGCCGGCTTCCAGGCGGCTGGTGCCGTCGGTCTCCAGGAACACGCCCGCGTAGCGCGCGTACTGCGTCAGCTGCACGTACACCGTGATGCTGTTCCAGTTGTGGACGTACTTCACCGCGATAACCGGGCAGGAGCCTTCGCCGTACCAGCTCACCTCACCGATGGACGTCACCTGCACGCCAGAGGTTTTCATCTGCATGCGGATGATAGCCTCGCCGCCGCCGAAGTTGGTGCTGTCCGGGCGGTACTGGCTCGTCGTCGTGCCATCCCAGCCGCCGCCGCCGATGATGCGCATCTTGCAGGTGTTGGCCAGGTTCTGGAACGCGATCGTCCCGATGTTGAACCAGGTCTTCGTGTTGGTCAGGTTCTCGAGGCGCAGGTTGGAGTATTTGAAATGCTCCGCCGTGCCACCGGTGCTGCGCGTTGCCTTCGAGCCCACCTCACGCACGCCGCGCTCGTACGGCGAGGTCACCCAGGACGGGATGCTGCCGTTGTTGATGGAGCCTACGTCCCACGATGCGTCGTAGGTGGAGAGGGTGTTGTCGAGGCCCGGGCCGTTCTGCACGTTCAGGTTGATGACGATGAGCTTCGCATACTGGGTGTAGCCCGCGTAGGTGCAGCCCTCGATCGACACGTCTTTCAGCGTCCAGCCGCCCTGCGAGATGTCGAACGGATACTGGCACGCCTGGAACCAGACGTTGTTCATCATCGACTGGCCGCAGCGTACGGCGTTGATCACCGGCTCGCCCGTGCACGAGGAGAAGTTCGCGTTCTTGATTTCGATCGCCGTCGGGTGGTCCCAGACGCCGTCCACGCGGTTTGACCACTTCACGAACACGAATGATGCCGCACAGCCGTAGGCGTAGACCTGTTCGAAGCAGGTGTCGATGGTGTCCAGCAGGCTGAACACGCGACCGCCGCAGGCGTTGGCCACGAAGCCGCGCACGTTGACGTACTGGCCGCCCGTACACAGGTTGCTGATGAACGGCGTCTTGTTGGACGTCGAGCCCACGATGCGGATGTTGGCCACCTCGAAGCGACGCGCCGTAAAGGTGAACAGCGGAGTGGTGTCGTTCTTGATGAAGGTGATGCGCGTCGCCGGCATGACGCCGTAGTTAATCGGCACGCCGCGGATGCGGAACACGGAGATCTCCGTGGTGCCCAGGTTAATCGCCGTACCGAAGCCGTACAGGCCGGCGCCCATGACGATGCCGACGTTGTTCTGCTCGTTCTGCGCCACCGCAAAGTTGTGCATGCGCAGCGCCGCCGGCGAACAGTCAAACGTCCCGCCTTCCTGCGCACCGAAGTCCACGATGGTCAGGTCTTTGAACTCTTTGTCGCGCTTCCAGCGTTTGCCGCCGGCCGTCACGATGTAATAGCCGCCGTCGTCCGCCTGGGTGGTCGCGGTGCTGTCGTAGATGAAGTAACCGCCGCCCTGTTTGGAGCCAGAGACATACTCACGCAGGCGCACGCGCTGACCGTCCACCGTGGGCTCGGTCTTGCGCAGCGTGGTGAGGTCCGCTACCCATGTTCTTCTCGCCGTCAACCGCCTGCAGGGCAGTCTTGTAAGTCTCGAGCGTGGCGATGCGCTGAACGCTGTTGGTCGCACCTGTTTCCAGGGTTTCCACGCGTTCCGGGTACGCTTCCAGGACCACCAGGCGCGCAGCCTGATCGTTAAGCGCTGCACCCACGTTCGTGGTGCCCCAGCCTACCTGCGCCGCGCCGCTTGAGCCGGAGAGCGCAGAGGAGATGGCCTGCGTACCCACGATCACCCAGTTCTCGTCGTTCTCCGGGTTGGTCCCGGACGTCACGATCTTCGGTAAAGACCCTGCCCAGCGGTACCAGCTGTAGCTTTCCGTGGTGCCGTCGTAATACTCGAGCACGTCGTTCGCATACTGCATGGTGGCGCCGGAGACAAAGTCGTAACCGTAGAGCATGAACCACAGGCCGCGCTTCACGCACAGCTGGTTCAGGTCAACCTCGGTGATGTTGCTGCCGGAGACGTAGGTGAGCTGGCCAGCGCTGTAGCTCTGGATGGTGGCGCCGCCAACAATACCGGCCGGCAGTGGATAGGCGCGCTGCAGCGTCTGATCGTAGAGGACCTGGACGCCGTCGAGCGACATGCCCGCGTCAACGTACGCAACCGCGTCGGTACTGACGCCGAAGTTACGGGCGATGGACTCTTTGTTCACCTCCACCGCGGTGTTACTGCGGGGCTGAGCAAACGGCTTTAAGACATTTTGGGCCATTCTGGTCTCCCGTTACCCTGATAAAAGGGGAGAAAATCTCCCCTGAAGAATCAGAATTATCTCATAGACTTGAGAAATTCAGCGTCATCCTACCGTGTTATTCGCAATGATTCGCGCGGTTTCCGACACAGTTGCAGGTACCGCCGTCACCGCATGGTTGCCTGTGATCGAACCCTTGGCGAAATAGGTGGTACTGGCCGCCAGGGTACCGCCGACCCAGTTATCCTTGAACAAATGGAGCTGAGTCGTGAGCGTCCCCTTGCCTACAGTGACCGAACCTTCCATGCGGTTGGTGATGGTCTGCACGCGGGTGGAGTCCTTGATGTCCAGGGATTCCAGGCCGGTTGCGCCGGTGCATTTCGGTGAGCCCAGACGGTTGCCGTTCAGCAGCACGTTCGTCAGGTACTGGCCTGCGATCGCCGCGTTACCGGTGTTCTCAATGTGGTTGTGGTGCAGAATGAGGTCACGCACCAGTGCCACGTTAGAGCTGGAACCGACAATGCGGATGCCGTACCAGGTCGAGCCCGGGTCAACGGTGAGGTCCGCCGGCACGATGTCGTGGATGTAGTTGTTCTTCATGTTCAGGTTCGAACTGCCGAGCGTCGAGCCAGACGAGGTGTTGAAGGTGGCCTGAATGCCGGCAATCATCGTGCCGCTGCCGCCCCACTTAATCTCGTTGTTCTCCACGTTGACGTTGTCCCAGCCCATCATGTTGATGCCCACGACGTTGGTGAACAGGCGGTTGTCGCGCAGGATCACGTTCTTGTGGTTGTTGCTGCCGTCGGAGTTGGTCCCGATGCCCACGCCGTAGCCTGAGGCGTAGCAGTTGATGAAGCCGACGTGGTCGCACGCGGTGTTGTCGTAAGGACCGAACCACGGGAACGTCACGTTGTTGATGGCCGCGTCAATCTGGAACGCCTCGTTGTTCGCCACCGTGTTGCTGCCGGCGCCGACCGCGCGCAGGTTGTAGCCGAAGGCGTTCTTACAGGCGTTGAACTCCAGCGCGTGACCGGTGGAGCCGGCGTTAATCAGGTCGAGGTCCTGGATCAGGATGTTGGTGCAGTGACTGAACGCCATCAGGCCCACGCCGGTTGTACTCATCGCGCTGTTGCCGTCGATGGTGCCGCCGCCGTAAATCATGATGTTGCTGTTCGCGTCATAGCCGCCCACGGTACCGTCGGACTTGTTCAGGATCATCACGCGGAAATCCGTGTTCGACGTGTCGCGGCGGATGATGCAGCCTGGCTCCAGACGCAGGCGGGTACCGCTGACGAGCTGAATACCGCCGCCAATGGTGTACACGCCCGCCGGTACCACCAGCTCTTTGCCTGCGGCCGCTGCCGCCTGTACCGCGGTGTTAAACGCGGTCTGCACGTTGGTGCCAGGCAACAGGCCGAACTCCGGTGCGTAGACCGACTGCTGGTTCTTCACGTCCTGGGTGATGGCCACCGCGCCGGTGTAGGGAGCCAGTACCGCCAGCAGTGCATCGCCCTTGCCTGTGTCGGACGACTGCAGGTTGGCGTAGCTTGCCGCTGCGGTCGCAGCCGTAGCAGCGGAGGATGCCGCATTGGTCTCCGAGGTTTTGGCATTGGTCTCAGACGTTTTAGCGTTCGTCTCAGACGTCTTGGCATTGGTCGCCGACGTCGCCGCACCGCTCGCAGAAGTGGAGGCCGCTGCTGCCTGCTGGGTTGCCGTGGTCGCAGCAGAGGACGCCACCGACTGGGAGTTCGCCGCGGCGTTCGCGCGCGTCAGCGCCAGATCTGCCTGGGCTGTTGCCGTACTCGCTGCGGTCGTCGAGTTGGTTGCATCCGCTGCCGCCTGTGCTTCAGACGCTGCTGCGGCGGTGGCAGAGGTGGCTGCCGCCGTGGCTTTGCTCGAGGCCGTTGAGGCGCTGGTGGACGCACTCGATGCGGAGGTTGACGCCGCAGAGGCTTTGTCTGCCGCCGTTGAGGCGGAGTTCTGTGCCTGCTGCGCGGAGCTGCTGGCGTTGACCTCTGAGAGAGCAGCGGCGGTGGCGGAGTCAGCTGCCGCATCAGCATGGGCAGCAGCGCCCGCTACCGTCTGCACAGCGCTCGCTGCGCTCTCGCTGGCCGACTGCGCGGACGCGGCACTCGCTTCTGCAGAGGAGGAGGAGTTGTTGGCGTAGCCCTGGGCCTGACTGACCGCGAGACCGAAGTTGTCGATCAGGTCTTTCGCCTTCTGGTAATAGGTCACCGTCTTCGACGCCATCGCACCCGTGGCCTCTGACAGGGTGTCGAGGTTACCACCCAGCGTAGCCTGCACCGCGTCGCCGCGCGCCAGCGCGGTGGCAAAGGTGATGGTGTAGCTGGTGGCGGAGTAGGTGAAGTCGGTGCCGTACAGCTGACGCAGACCGTTGCGGTAGAGCGAGGTGATGTTCATGAACGGAATACCCGTGCTGATCACCGTCTCACCGCCGTTGGCGATGCCTTCGTTGTAGACGAAGTTCATGAAGTGGAAGTTGTCCACGGAGGACCCCGGCGCCAGGGCAGGGACGCCCGAGAGCTTGGCCACCACCATGTCACCTTCTTTCAGCTCCTGGCTCAGCGTCACCACCTGGGTGGCCGGGTTGAACGTGAAGTTCAGACCGTACGCCTGGTAGGAGCCGTTGATATACAGATCGGTGATCGAGAGCGTTTCGATGTCGAGCGTCAGCGTGGTTTCACCGCCGGCGGCGGAACCGTCGTTGTACACCCAGGCCATCGAGCCGAAGACCGAGTTGATGGAGTCCATCTCCACCCAGGAGCCCACGCCGTTGCTGGCCAGCAGGCCGTCGGTGGTGTCCGCCTGGTAGACGTAGTCCTTATAGAACAGGTTCAGCGGATCGCTGGTGTCGTAGACGCGCGCGTATTTGGCGAGCGTCGGGTCGATGGCGGACAGCGAAGAGGCGCTGTCAAAGCACAGCAGCACGCCGTACTTCTGCAGCATGTCGCTGACCAGCGTCACCGCATCCAGGTTGTCCGCAACTTTTTTTACCGTGTCATAGGCAGGGCCGAGGCGCTTGGCCACTTCACCTGCCTGATTGCACGAGGAACCGAGCGTGCGAATACTCATTATCGCCAACCTCCGAGCATGGGCTTTTTATTGGTCTGGGCAAGGCCTGCGTTATCCAGGTTGTACTGCCCAATGAAGGCGCACTCCGTCTCGTAATAGGTCTTGAACTCCTGACCTTTCACGGTGTGCTCCTGACCGTTCATGCTCGAGTAAATCGCCCCTGCCACGTACAGGCACAGCGCCTTGCCGTGGGAGTCGGGGATATTTACTTCAACAGTGGAAGGGTCGGTCACAGTCAGTGCGATCGCCGGGTGATTGGCCCGGTAGGACACACGCAGCACGGTGTCATCCCGCGGGTGCGTCACCAGCAGCGAGTCAAAGGACGGGGTGAACAGCGAACAGCACTCGCTTTCATCGTTGAGCAGCTGCTCGCAGCCCACCACGTCGAATACCTGCTCAACCCTGAGGATGTCGTTCACGAACGGCTCCTCCGGGGTGTCCAGGATGTAGCGGTAATAGTCGGTACCGACGCTCACGCTGTGCGCCGGCCGGAAGTAATACTGCGCCACCTCCTCAAACAGCTGCAGCGTCAGCTCCTTCTCGAGCAGCGGAAAGCGGGTGTGCAGATCCGTCAGCCCCTCGTTAATGACGGAGATGAGCCGGGGGTAGTGCGTGGCGCCGATCACCCCCGAACCCTCGCCGCCAATCACCAGATTGCTCAGCGTGGAGAAGGAGAGCTTCTGGAATAACTCGCTCAGCAACATAGTGTTACCTCGTGTCTATAGGAATTGTCTCATTATACGTTTCCTAGACCAGGTAGGAACTTAAATTGCTCTCAGAATCCGGCTCGTCCCAGTCCCAGATGTCGTTCTTGCTCTGGTCCGGGCGGTACTCTTCGCTCGGGCGCCAGGCCTGCAGGGACATGAGCATGGAAACGGTGTCGATGCAGTCGTCGTGGCGCGACTTGAAGCCCTTGAGCGTGGCCATCGCCAGCTCCTGGACGTGCTCCTGCACCACCTGGGTGTCCTTCATCTCGGTCGGGTAGTAGATTTTCCCGGCCTTGAGCAGGGGCAGTACCATGTTGAAGCGCACCATCTTGTTGACGTTGGGGCGAATACCCGGGCGGTTGCCGTTACCGTCGGAGGCAAAGCTGAACCAGATGTTGCGGCTCATCATTTCCTGCTGGATCCAGGGAATGAAGCCCGACTGCTGGCCCGTCACCTCAATGCCGACCTGCTGCGGGCGGTATTCGGAGACCAGGCGGAACAGGTCGTTGACGTTTGCGTCCATCAGCTGCTGGCGGCAGACGCCGTCTACCCAGAACCAGTCGCCGTTGCTGTTCAGCGCCCACACGGAAATGACCGAGTAGTCAGCCGAGGTCTTCTCGCTGGTGGCGAAGTCGGTGGTGATGTAGAAGTTGAAGCGCGATTTGTTCTGCAGCAGCGTCTGGCGCGAGTACCAGCGGATGTCGTCGTCGCGGACCAGGCGCTCCTCGTCGCTCGAGATGCGCAGCATCAGCTCCTGCTGGAACGCCGCGAGCTTGCCGGTGGCCACCGACAGGTCGTACTGCCCCTTTACGAAGTCATAGGTGAAGCGATCGGGCCAGGCGCCTTCAAACTCCTCGCGGGAGCAGGGGAAACGCTCGCAGATCGGATAAACGTTGACGTGCCACCCGCCTGATTCGACTGCCTCATAGAGAATGTCGTTTTTGTTGAAGGGTGTACCGTTAAAAACAATCTTGCGGCGAGTAGGATCGAGTGCATAGTCAACGCCCTTATAGACGGTGTCCTTGATGGCTTCCATCGTGGTTTTGGATTTGGAGTCGTCATCGCTGACGAGGTCGTCGAGTACCGCCAGCACCGGGCGTTTACCGAAAATTTTGGTACCGCGCAGGCCGGTCTTTGCACCGAACATCTTCACGCCCAGCTTGTGGCCGTCGCGGTTCTCAAACTCCAGGTAGGCGTCGGTGAACTTGGCCACCGGGAGCCAGTGCTGCAGCCAGGGGCTGTCGTTGTAGCGGAACTCGATGTTCTTGCGCAGCGATTTGACGCCGTTCTCCATGGAGTCGGAGACGTAGATCATGCCGGTGATGTCGCCGAAGCCCTCGATACCGCCGAACACCGCGATGTATAGCACCAGGTACTCGCCGAACAGGGTGGTCTTTGCGATCCCGCGCGAACAGAGGTTGGCCAGGCGCGTCTTTTTGCCGGCCAGCTCGTCGAGCATACGCAGGTGCACCACCGGCGACTTGTTCGACTCACCCTTTTCCCCGTTCACCAGCTTGATGAAGTTGACATAGTTGATGGAGAACACCGACGGCACGTACTCCTGGGAGTTCAGCGCCTTGTAATCCACCTGGTTCAGCCACTCATCGACCGTCTGCTTGACCAGGCCGCTACTCATCTTTCTCGCCCTCAATGGTCAGCGGCGTGTGCGCCACGGTGCGGGCAGAAATATGACCGCCGGTGATCATGTCGTGCTGCTGCTGAGCCAGCTTCGCCATGGAATCCCTGAGCTCACGCATGCCCGAGCTGTCCTTGATGCCGATGTCGAGCTCGACCTTCTGCACCTCCGGGCGCTTCAGGTGGTTGAGCAGGGAGTTGGCAGCCTCGACGCGCACCTTCTCGCTTTTGGCGTTCATCATCATGTCGGCCTGGACGTTGATCGCCTGCTGGTAGATGTCCTGGTTCAGGACATACGTGGGGATCAGCGTCTGCTCGAGGATGAGGTTGACCAGCTTGTTCTTGTTGTAGGCGCTGACGTAGGCCGAGATGTCCTTCGGCGTGGCGCCGGCGGCATGCAGGTTCTGCCAGCGTTGAGGAAAGGTGCGGGCATACGCCTCCTGGTTGGTGTGGCCCATGAGCTTGTAGCTCACGTAGCGCACCGCATCCATGTACTCCGCCATCTTGAAACGGCCGTCGGCCAGGACTTTCGTATACGAGAGGAGGTTGTTGCGCATGTTCTCCGCGACGAGCGGATCGGTGATAGAGGCGTTGAAGTTATCCACCATCTCCTGGGTGACCCGTGTTTTCAGCTGCTGGGGCAGCGCACTGGCCAGTAAATCAAGGGTTAGCATCCAGATTCCTCAGGTGTGTTACTGGTCGGATGACCACAAACCTAAATGCTATACTATAGGAATAATCCTGAAAATAGTTATTGACGCACGATCTGCTCTACGGCAATCTTGGTTTGTGCTAAGGACGCAAGCCGCTTTGACCTAAAGGCTGTTTGCGCATTAGTACGCCTGCCCTGCGCTTGCTGATGGTGTTGTAGCACGACCATGCCTTACAACAGATACGTCTTGGATACAGGTCAGTGGCCTGTCCTGTGAAAGCGCCTTATAAGCGCGGACGCCAGAGTTCTGCCCCTTCTCTGTTACCGGATAGGGGCGTATTTATCTGAGAGTGCATTGTCACCGGAGCCCACGCCCGGATTACCGGTGAATCCCAGTGCATTCTTAGATAACTACCACTATCACTACGCGGAAAGCCGGGGGTCGGTTTGAGGCGTAAGCAGTACGGGACAGCCCCACTTCGGTGGGGCTTTTCTTTATCTGAACCAGAGAGACCACAATGTCCGCACGCAAAGTCACAGCAGAACTCATCCATTCCAAAATCAAGAGCGTCGTTTACTTCAACGCCGGCGCCGCCAACACCGCGCCCGTCACCGAAGACGTGCAGCGCGAGCTGAGCCTGGTAACCCACTGCATCATCGTCCTGCAGAACGGCTTCAAGGTAGAGGGCACCAGCGCCTGCGTCGATCCGGCCAGCTACAACGAAGCCATTGGCCAGGACCTGGCGTTCCAGGCAGCCTTTGAGAAGATCTGGCCGCTGGAAGGTTACCTGCTGAAAGAGCAGCTGTTCCAGGAGCAGGAGACGGCCGACATGCTGTCTGACCTGGCGGATGGCGACTGCGACGGCTGCAAAATCTGATGCACGCGCGCGTAGATTACTCCACCAGCCGCAAGACCGGCATGAAAGCCTGGGTAGTGACCCTGTCGTCACTCGGCGGCGTACGCTTCGTGTTTCTGCCTGTGCGCCCCACGGCGCGCCAGCTGCGCCGGCTGAAGCGGGAACACCGATGAAAATCCGCCAGGGCAAGCTCGCCGGCCGCTACTTCTTCCGCATCGACAGCGGCGATCGCACGCTGTTCGTGAGCCGGGAGCACCGTATAAGCAACCGGGAGAAGCGGCACCTTACCCTTGAGTTCCTGACTCGATAAACGAGGGCCGCGAGGCCCTCTTATCCTATTAGTTACAGCATTCTTTCGCTCTGGGCTGACCCCCAGCCCGGCGCCGCCTGCAGAGAGTCCACCAGCAATGAGCACCCCAACACAGCAAGAACTGATGGCCAAGTACCACCACCTTCGTGACCATATCAAGGACCTGGATGCGGAACGGGAGTCCACACAAAAAGAGTTAGATCGGGTCGTTGCGGCGCTGATCCCGTCATGCTTAAATGAGACAATTCCGAATTAGACAGGGCCGTTGAATGCTTACCCAAGTTGCCTCACCGTTTGACTTACTGACTGATGACCCCACCGAACGCAGCCTCATGAAGCTCAAGGCAGACCTGCTGATTCTGCTGACCATGGACTACGACGGCGGCGAGGAAGGGCTGGCCCGCTTCGCAAAAGACAATCAGATCACCCGTGACGAAGCGCGCTCCGTCCTGACCGGTGAGCTGTCGGCACTGAGCCTGGACTTCCTGGCGACCTGCCTGTTCCGCAAGGGCTGGTACCTGAAGCGCCAGCTGGTAAGCGAGAAGCAGATGGACATGCAGTTTACCCACTAACTTTCTTTCCCGACTCGGGGCGCTGCGGCGCCCTTACTTATTTGAACCAGGGGCCACCATGCTATTCAACCTGTTCCTCCTCATCATGTTCTTTGCTGCCGGCTACACCGCGGGCGCCCACCGGGTGAAGTACCGGATGCACATCTACCTGTCGAAGCTCGAGCGTTCTCTCTCGGCTTTGTACTGGCAGCACCCCGTAATGTGCGCCATCTCCAGCGTGCAGCTCATCCGCAGCGCACTCGAAGACGCCAACTGCCACAGAAAACCACTTGAAGGAAAGACCGATGAACGTAAATAGCCTGCCGCTCTACCGCAGCCATAAACTGGTGCGCGCGGCGATGATCACCCAGGTAACCCCCGTCATGGCCAAAGAAGGCGGCGCGCTGCTCTCGCTTCAGGGGCTGGCAGGGTCTGTCATGGTCAGCGAAGAGTATCTGGCCAACCACAAGCCCTACGACGGCGGGTACCTCGTGATCTACGCAGATGGCTACCGTTCTTTCTCGCCGGCCGCGCCATTTGAAGAAGGCTACGTCCTGGAGCACGAGCCAGCAGAGCTGACGCTGGTTCCGCAGCCAGAGACCTCCACTGACCACTATAGTCAGGCCCAGCGCAGGCAGCATGAGGTTGACCTGCTCACCCAGCTGGTCGGTAGTCTGAATAATTGCAGCCACGGTCCCACTCATGGGCGTTTGCAGGATATAGTGAACAAGCAGATTGCTGTCGTGGAACAGCTCATCAAATAACCCCCCGGGCACCTCATGGTGCCCTTTTCAGGGATACTCACATGACCAAACTCTTACGCCTGACCCACGTATCAACGGGCCCAGAGGCGCTACTCTATGCGCTACTTATTCGCCAGCACCTGATCACTGCAGAGTTCTTTGTCGGGCTGAAAGCCCTGTTCCCCACGAAGAAACGAAAGGAAGCAGCAGCCGTCAGGCAGAAACTCATGGACCGGGCATCGGTACTGCTCGATGAGCTCTACCCTGGCCACGATCGCATTAATATAGAGACCCTCTCCACCAAAGACATCGTGGACGATGCGCTCTACCCCCGGTACCTGGTCAAGATCATCTACCCCGTGAAGCCCGGTACCCACAACAACCTTTGATAGTCAGAGGGTTGGGGATTTTTTCATAATGACGTCTGAGTGTAGGGGTGTGGCCACACACTTCACACTCAAACCCAACTACCCCCCCGGTCTAACTCCTGAGTACGTGTGTGGCCTCCTTCGGAGGTGGTGGCAACAGTGCCATCACATCCACTATCAGGAGCATCACCATGTTAAACAAAGGCGTAACCGCATCCACTACTGGCGCAGCTGTAGATCTGATGAATACTGTGAGCTCAGTGTCACAGGCAATCACAGGCACAGTGGAAACCTTCAGCAAAGCCTTAGGCACATTGAATCTCAAGGCATCTGCCATGTACCAGAAGGCAGAGACTGATACCAAGTATGACGTCATCGTCCATAAGCAGACTGCTAAGGATACAGCGTCACTCAAGCTGGCTACGCAGAAGCATGCCATCAAACAAGAACTCGCTCACTCTGAAGAACTGCAAGCGCTGTTCGTTGAGTGTGGGAAACTGTTTGACTAATGAGTGGGCCTTCGGGCCCATTTAAACTGCACACTAACACCTTAAAACCCTGGTGATAGATAGTTTGTAAGGATACCTGTCTCTCTCCATAAGGAGAGAATCATGCAGGCAAGGGTGAACAACATAGGTTAACGAGTGGTTGTATGAATTATTCAGTATGAGTTCACACATCATACGCTCCTAAACGCTCCCTAAAGCCTGATCGACCATTGGCTAACCCATTTGTATGCCCAACAAGTTGAGGTCCTGTATGGCCTTTACAGGGCGTTTTATGGCATTCGCCATAAAGCACTGCTCCTAAATACCCATTTGCCCATTAGCTGGCATGCCTGACTAAACCCTGCCTAAACACTGCTTG